CTGGAAGACTACAACCCACCGGAGTTCGAGGCGAAAATCGAAGGCTTTGATATCGGAACTGAAAAGGACTTCGATATCAGGACACCCGGTGAAATGGAGTATGAATCCATGTGGCAGGAAGCCATGAATGAGGAGGCTATCACCGGCATCTCCGAGGAGACAATCGGCGCACTCCACACATCGCAGGAAGCAAGACGGATTCACACCGAAGATGTGAAGTTCATGGAGAACCCCGATGAGAGAGGTCTGGTCAAGGGACCAACCGAAGCTCTGTTCATGCCCATCAAATCCAGTGAAGGGCAGGGTCCGGACAAGATGATGTCGGATATGGAAATTGGATATGGTGTCAAGATCCCGAAGTCATGGCTCTCCGACAATAAGAGTAAGTGGCCCAAGATCGATGGGGTGGAGGTGGATGTCCGTAAGGGATTCACCAAGGATCAAGCAACCTCTATAATGCAGACCATCCTTGATGAGTCCTATGATGTGGCATCTAAGAAGCTGGACAAGTGGGATGACATGACGGAACGTGAGAAGTCTTATTGGGCTGACCTCACATATAATGGCGGCAACAAGGCTATTGATAAGAACCCCAAGGCAAAGGCAGCAGCCAATGATGGAAGAACAGTAGAGGCGATGATCAAGTCTCTTGACTTCATTGGTGCCGGTGGTAAGAAAAGCCGAGGCTTGCTCAACAGGCGGGTGACAATGTATAATCAGGCAGCTCTTGAAGTGCCGGGCGCACCCATCATTGAGCAGTATGAGTTCGGTGAAACTATCCGTGTCAAGTTCTCTTCAAGGATCATGACTCGCAAGGTGGGCCAGAAATTCGCTAAGAAGATTAATGATGAGGGTGGATGGTTCACTGTTACGAAAGGTGATCCCGCTAAGAGAGTATCGAAGACAGCGGATGAAAACTATAAGTTCATAGGATAGGAGGACAGATGGCAAGAGACTACTATGATAATTACGGATTCAATGAAGCAACCCCGAGTACAGCACTTCAGTATATCGGAAGAGAAACCGCCGAGGAGAAGGATGTTCTTGGAGCCGCCTTCTCTGAAGCCATGGCACCTATGGCAGCCTACCGTATGTGGGATCGAAGGTCAAGTCAGTTCGAAGCTGATGAACAGTGGAGGGTTGATGATAAGATGCGTGAAGATCTGGTAGCTCAGTACTCTAAGAAGGATGAGGAGTATCTTTCTGAATCAAAGTCTGAGCAGGAGTTTCTTGCCAGAAAGACCTATATCAAAGAAGACCTTGAGCGACAGGCTGCTATCGCATCTGGTGGGTCAGCCGGTATCATAGCAACAATGGGCCTCTCCCTGCTTGATCCTGTCAGCTTGGGTATCGGTTGGGCGACAGGTGGTATCGGGTATGGAGCCAAAGCTACAGGAATCGCAAGAGCTGCGAAGGTGGCTCTTGCATCCGGTATCGAGAATGCAGTGGTGGAGGCAGTGCTCATGGGTGGTAATACACAGTCAAAGGCGACAGACCTCTTGCTTGCCTTTGGTGGTGGTGCTACTATCGGTGCTGCCCTGTCTCCACTCTCCCGTTCTAAGAACCCTGCCATGGCCGCAGGAGCAGATGAGTTTGACAGGGCCACCTCCCTTGATGTGGATGGTCATATAGTTGGTGAGGTGACGACAGCAGCGAGAGGAAAGTCTGTTCCTCCCATTGAAGCAGTACACCCCGGCGCAGATGTCCGTAAGATGCAAGCGGATATGTCAGCTTATGAGACTCGTCTCACACGTGAGACACAGGGCCGGGTATCCCGTGGTGGTGCTCAACAGATCAGGAAGCGTATCAAGGAACTTGAAGTCAAAGCGGATATCGAGAATCAGCATATCAAGGATGTGCAAGCAGAGCTTCAGATCAAGCGTGATACTATGTTCGAGAACCAGAAGAAGTTCGTCGAGGAGGCTGGCCCTGCCCGTATCGAGATCGAAACGAAGTATGCAGATCGTATCAAGAAACAGGAGGAGAGGATCGCCATCGTCGAACGAAACTTAGAGAAGGCGAGAGTTAAGCAGAAGCAGGCAGCCAAGCTCTGGAAAGAGGAGATGAAGCTGGATGCAATCAAGAAGGAAGCAGCCGACGAATTGAAATCCGTGGAGGCCAAGCTGAAGAAGAAGGTCGCTGCATCGGAGTGGAGGTTTCAGAAGGCATTCGCCCGTAGAACCAAAGCTGCTAAGGCACGACGTTCCCTCCTTGATGCTGAGACCCTGAACTATAGGGATCAACTTGCAAAGGGTGCCAAAGCAAAGCAGTCTGCCAACGACCTCCGGAAATGGAGGGCCATGAATGAGAATACCCGGATTCAACATCTCTTCGGTGATGAAGTACCAAGCCGAAGGGCAGAGGTGGAGAGACAGATTGCAGGTTCTCAGCCTGTGACAGAGGATGTCGTGGAAGTAACGACTCGGGTAGAAGGTGTGGGCTTCGCTGAAGCTGCACCTCAAGTCTCAACAGTACAGGCATTAGGCGCAGTGGAGCCGGGTGCTGCTGGTGCCTTCAAGGTGGGGGATCGTATACTGAATCGAGTATACACTCTTGATCAGAAGGCACAGATGGATCTGGCAAGGTTCGCTTATGATGGTGGTAAGGTGCCCGAGGATCTGAGAGGTGTTCAACTTCCCGGTTTCACCAAGGCCATTCAGGGTATCCAGACTCGCTTATCTAACTCAGCGGATATGGCTATCCGTGGCTTGACCTACCACCTGTTCGAAGCACCACAGGGTGGATCGGCTGCTAAGTTCACAGCAGCAGCCCGTGTCAAGAACTACACCACACAGATCCGTTCAGCTATGCGGAATAGGCTGGATGAGGGTCTTGATGAATGGGCAGATGGACAAGGCATAAGTAAGCTGAATGCCCGGCTGAAGCCTGAGAACTTCATGGCCTATCACAAGATGGTCATGCAGGAAGTAAAGCGACCCGGGACTTATAACGCCCCTCCCATTATCAGAGGGGCAGAGGGGGTAAGGGAGCAGTTGAAGACAGCAGGTGAGATCCGGCAGGGTGCTGGTGAGGCTGGCTTCGAGAACATTGATCTGGATAGGAACTATGTCCCGATCATTATGAATGAGACGTTGGTAAAAAGCGCATTGGTTCAGCACGGAGAGGCCAAGGTTGTTGACACTATCTCCCTTGGATATCAACAGGGTAGGTTCAAGCTGAATAAGAAGCTGGCAGATAGGGTAGCAGATGGCTACGTGCAGAGGGCGAAGGATCATACACTCTCCATGCGTGACTATGTGAGGACGGCTACCGACACCGATGCTGAGAGGCTGGCAAGGGATCTGGAAGCAGCCGGAGTTGAGAAGGATATCATCGATGACTTCCTTGACTCTACCACGAACAGAGAACTTCGAGAGCATATGTCCAACCGTGCAAAGAAGTCTCTTGAACCTGACCTCGGGGCAGAGCTTAACGGTTTGAAGATGATAGATCTGGTGGATACTGAGTTGCCTAAACTATTGGAAGCCTACACCAAGGATTCAGCGGGTGGTGCTGCCATGGCCAAGTTGGGTTTCACAACCAAGAGTCAGGTCATGGACTTCCTCACCAATGTCGAAAAGGCAGCTACCAACAATGGACTCAACCCTGCTCAGATTGCCAAGGAAATACAGATCCTCCGAGATGGTATCGACATGCTCTACGGTCGTTCTATCAACCCTGATGCTCATTCTCCGCTTGTCCGTAATATAGGCAGGCTCCGAGACCTTACGGGATTTCTCCGTCTTCAGGCTGTTGGCATCTCTTCGATCCCTGAGATAGCGAGGGTCACTACGCAGCGTAGCATCCGTGGAGTTCTGGAACATTGTCCGGATCTTGGTATCGGTCTCAGTGGAACGAAACATCTTCGTGAAGGTGGCAAATACAGTGGTCACTTCAAGCGTTCAGATCTTGATGAGCTTGAGGCAATCATGGGTTATGTAGGTGAGGATCATGTATTGTATCCTAATGGTCTTCGTGTCGATAACATAGAAGAATCTGGTATGTACGGGAGTCTCGGCTCCATGGTTGATAACATGCTGGAGCGTGGTAAGAGGGTTCAAGAAGTGCTCTCTGCTTTCCGCTTAGTACAGGGAGGTGGTGAGAAGCTGGCTGCTCGTTCATTGGGTGGGCAGATCAAGAAGTGGGTAGATGGTGTCGGTGATGCACTGAGTGACTCCAACATCAGAGATGCTGGTTGGCATGATGGATTTCTTGATGAGGTGAAGGAGTGGATGACTGCCAATCCTGCAACTGACATACACAACAAGAAGGAGATCAGACTCTTCAACTTCGGTCAGATGCCTGCTGAGATGCAGGAACGATTGCAGGTCGGTATGCACAGACTGGTATCACGTGACATGCAGCGCCCTCTCGTTGGAGAGACTCCGACCTTTATGCACAAGTGGTTGGGTCAGACCATGACTCAGTTCCGCAGCTTCTCTCTTCTTTCTTTGGAGAAACAGCTTATCCATGATGTGCGTGGAGATAGGATGGCTGGTGCGATCATTGCACTTCAGTCAGCCTTCATGTCCTATGCAGCTTTAACCATCTCAGCCCTCAACAGTGAAGTCGGCAAATCCGATGCAGATGAGCGTATTAAGAAGAGGCTCACCGGCATGAATGCAGTGATCGGCACATTCAACAAGATGGGTCAGGTTGCATCGGTTGGTATTGGATTCGATCTGCTTGCCACCCTCGGGGCACTCCCTGATGACATGATGGCAGCTCCCGGTCAGACAGGATACCGTGGCTTGTCCTCTTCCTCTGTCCCTGTTGTTGGCCTTGCGGGTGATGTCCTCGATGTTGCAAAAGATATCCCCGGTATGCTCAAAGGTGAGGTGGAAGGTAACAGGACATTGAAAGATATTCAGACTATCACGCCTTTTATGAAAACGATTGGCATAAATCAAGCAATGAATTACATCTTAGAATAAGGAGGTACTATGGCTTTTAGTTTTTCAGAGGACACTGGAAATGGTGTAAAGACATCTTTCCTGTTCTCATTCACAGGAGCAGATAATGGCTACTTCACAGAAGCCAACATCAAAGTGGAGGTGGATGGCGTGGATACTGCATTCTCGTTAGTTCCTCCTGATCATGTGACTATCACACCCGCACCGGCAGATGGGACGAAGGTCAGGATCTTGAGGATCATGCCGACAGATCTCCCTTACACCGACTTCCAGCGTGGTAATGCCTTCGGGCAGACCAATATTAACCGGTCATTCTTACAGCAGCTCTACGTTGCCCATCGGTATGCAGATGGTTTCAAAGAGGCAGGTTATTACGAGAAGCAGAACCTCTCCATGGGTACAGACTATCGTATCACGGACATGGCTGATGCTGTAGATCCGCAAGATGCTATGGCCTTCCACCAGCTCGGAGATCATCTTACTGAGACTGAGGCGGCAAGGGATGCAGCTCTGGCTGCGGCTGCTGCTTCCTCTGGCTATGCTGACGATGCTCATGCCTCGGCTCTCGAAGCTCAGGCGTGGGCTGACTCCATCGTGGGTGATAGGGACGCTGCGGCTGCCAGTGCTGCTGCTGCTCTGGTGAGCGAGAATGCTGCTGCTATAAGTGCTGCCGCCGCTGCTGCAAGCGAGGCTGGTGTTGCCGCTGATGCCGCTGCCGCTGCTGTCTCCGCTGCTGCTGCTCTTGTATCTGAAACGAATGCAGTCAATGCTGCTGCTGCGGCTGCTGTCAGTGAATCCAATGCACTCACCCATGCAACCAACGCTAATGGCTTTGCTGTTGCTGCCAGCGGCTCTGCTTCGGCTGCTGCTGGATCTGCCAGCGCTGCTGCCATCTCGGAGACTAACGCTCAGTCAAGTGAAGACGATGCACTCACATATGCCACGGCTGCCTACGATTATCGGAATGCTGCTCAAGCAGCTCAGGTTGTATGTGAATCTCTGGTTCAAGCTGGTAATCATTTCTTTGAAAGGCGTGGAGATTCTGGTAATGATTTTACAAATACAGATTCCTCTGGCTGGATTAACCTTTCTTTTAACACCCTCCAAGCATCAATAGGGAGTGGTAGTGCTGCTTCTGCTTTTACAGTCCCGGTGAAAGGTCTATATCATTTCACCTGTACTCAGAAGTTTAATACATTTGTATCACCTTACCCATCAT